TAGGGAAAACTGCTCCCCAATATCCATCAGTAGTTCCACATATATCCAACTTCTTCTTGCTTGTCTCCGTAGGCCCACATATCGCCGTCTGCATCAATGAAGGTATCGTCACCCATACCGTCATCAATAAAACCAAAAGGAGCCATATCCTGTTCAATTTGATTTCTTTGTTCGTCATAGATTCTCCTCCTAATATCTTGGTCGGTCATTTCTTTAAAGTATTCCTGCATGACTAACCATGCAAACAATACCATACACATTACTAAGTCATCATGGTATCCTTCATCTGCTTCCCATGCTTGTTTCTTCTGAACAAACGTAGTAAGTTCTTGGAAAATATTAAAGTCATTGAATAATAATTTATCTTCTTCAATGATTGCTTTAAGATTAGAGCATCCAATCTTCTTAACAGTTACACTCATCTTAACACCCAATTGAGTCTTAGTTCCAGAGAACCCTTGACCCACTACTTGACCTGCTCTACCACGCATTGCACACATGAGTACGTTAGGATACTCAAGGTCATAGTTTAATGTTGCTGCTATACTATCTCCAATATCATTTACTTCAACAAGTATATATGGATTATTATATTCTTTCGCTACTTGGAAGATTACCGAGGGAAACAATACAGGTTTAATCTCATTATTTCTGTACTTCGCAACGATCTTATACGGGACAGTGGTGATATCAAACACGACGAAAGCAGAATAGTCGCCACCAATTCCTCTGGCAACATCAACAGTAATGATGTATTCGTTATTCTTTTCAACTCTCTCATAGATGTCAAGTCCAGCATTTGATTTTATAGGGTCACTGAATGGTATTGTTTGTAGTTTTGCTGGTGATATCAATGTATCAGCAGATCCAAGGAAGTCACACTCAAACTCCTGTGCGAACTGTCTTGGGGAAGTATTTCTAATAGTCTCATCTTTCCATTTATCATCTCTGCCAGGTACTTGAGACCAGTGTACTTCATTGGTAACATATCCATTCTTACCTCTCCTAGCATCCTCCCACGTCTTATAGAAGTGGTTCATACCATTAGGTGTAGATATGATTATAACTTTGGTTGACTTACCAGAAGTAATAGTAGGATAAACTGAGGCAAAGAATTGTTCTGCGACGTGGTTAGGGACGAATGCAAACTCGTCAAGGAATAGAATGTTGAAGGACATACCTCTAACTGCACTAGCAGATGTAGAAGCAGCCAAGATTTTAGATCCGTTTTCAAGTTCGACATTACCTTTATTCCATACTAATATACCATGTTGCATCCATTTAGGCAAGTTCTCATATGCTAATTGGAGTCTACCTAAGAGTTCCCTTGCAGTGGATGCTTTGTTAGCAAGAATACCAATGTTAACACTATCGTAGAAGATAGCATAATAAAGAAGATAGGCGACCACAGTGGTGCTCTTACCAGTCTGTCTAGGAAGTTTCGCGATGTTGAATCTGTTTTCATGGAAGTCGCGTAAAATTTCTTTTTGAAAATCATACATGTCAAAAGGTACTAGACCTTCATCCAAGTTAATGATTTTAATAAAATTCATAGCAAAATAAATTGGATCTTCCTTACATTTGATCCATTCATTAATTTGCTTTTTTGTAAAATTTATTGGGGTTCCCGCTTTTTTTAAATTCGGGTTACCCAAATATACATCATTACTAGACACTATAAAATCCCTTCACCACAAGTATTTATTCTACAAGAGTTCCAAATGATCTACGTATCTCACGTAGTTCTTCAAAGTTCTTTTTCTTAGTACCACCATCATATGCCCATGCATACCCTTGGATAATCATTTTTTCGTTCAAGGAAAGAGTATCCTCGCCAATATACAACCACCCAAGAAGACGACCATACTTACCCATGCCCCCTTTAAGTTCAGTTCTGATGGTAAGTTCTTCTTCTCCTTCAATTGTCTCCTCCAAATGTTTTTTCATCCAGTCAGTAGCATCTAGTCCCAATGCTTTCTCTTCCAGATCTCTTGTTCTTTTCTCTGGTGTATCAATTCCTGCAATTCTAACTCTTTCTTTCTTGTATAAGTCAAACCCAAGATCAATGGTGACATCAATAGTATCGCCGTCAATAACACGATTAATCTCCGTTACTCTAAAATTATAGCAGCTCTTCCTGCTTGGTGGAACCATTGCTCCCATCATCCATCTCCGCATAAGACATACGAAGTATATAGTAGATGTAATAAGAAACCCCAACAAGAAGTATAATCAATAAAATGATTATGCTCCAAGTGGGGTCGCTTGCATTATCCAGTGGTTTCAATATCATGCATATGCTAACGAAGGTCCGATAGCTATTCCTGCTAAGATTAACAGCAACCACCATCCTTGTATTAGATATGAAAATCTAAATGTTTTTGCATCTTTCATAATTAATGTCCCATTGGGATACCAGATGCCATAAAACGAGATATATTATCTACCTCTTCGTTATTACAATAGTCAATAAAATGAGGATGTTCCTTTAGATAGGAAACATCCTCTTTGCTGTGTTCTATTGCTTCGTATGCACTCATGGCATACTCGCATATTTCGTAATGCTTGAGTTGGTTATCGTGATAACCTACTGTATAATGTCTTTGTGATGTTAGGGGCATGATCGTTCAATCCCATACTACATCTAATTATAATTCATCAATCCTTAGTTGGGACATTGAGTATGAATACCCACACAATCGCTAACATCATGATTGAAAATAACCTTATATTTTCTGCATTAACTACAATCATAACACCTGTACAACACCTTTAACATCAGGTATCTCTTCCATTAACTTTCTTTCTATGCCTTGCTTCAATGTCATGGTACTCATAGCACATGTCTCACATGCACCACCTAGTTTTACCTTAACATACCCATCCTCTATATCATACAACTGTAGGTATCCACCATCAGCTTCAATATAAGGAATAAGTTCCTCTAATACTTTGAGTACGTTTTCTTCGTTAAGTTCCATTGATGATGTCTTCTAAATTAAACAATGATACAAACTCTATCTTGTTGTGATCCCAGATCTCATGGTCATCCATACGATCAACGATACATACCACACGATTAACAGTGTAACCTGCACCACGTAAGACATTGACTGCCTTCATAGCACTACCACCTGTAGTGGTGACATCTTCTAGAACTGTTACTACAGAACCCTTCTCAGGTTTTGGTCCTTCTATAACTTCCTTCGTACCATATCCTTTAGGATTCTTTCTAACAATAAGAGCATCAACATGACCACCCTTATAATATGCTCTCTGTGCAACACAACAGACTAATGGATCACCACCTAGAGTGAGACCACCAACTGCTTTTGTATCAGGATCTAACTTCTTATAGATCAATGATGCTAGAAGCGCACTACCTTCACATGATAGTGTTACAGGTTTGCAGTTAACATAATGCTCTGACTCCTTGCCAGATGATAATGTATACTGACCTTTCCTATATGCTTTCTCCTTTAATAGTTTAAGAAGTGTCGCCTTGTGCATAATATCAGTCATTTTTTATAGTGTAATTTTCAACCATGGAAGTAAAGGAGGTATCGCTCCAACAAGTCTAAGAAGACCATCAGCAAAAAGTGCCAGTACAACCCAACCAACCCAAAAACTAATAATCGAAGCATTACGATTGTGTCGCCTTATAGCATCATCAATCATTTCTTGAACTTTGTCTTCGGTGACGTATTGAGTAGGTTCACAGAATTCCGTGAAATTATCAACCTTCTCCTTTTCTTGAATTTCTGGTTTCATTTATTTTGGATTTTATTGTAACATGATATTGTTCAAAAATCAAGTTGCCTTTCAATCAGATGAATATTGATCTTGGTAAGTTTTGAGTTTATTAATCAAACCTTCATACTGTTCCCACATCCACTCGTTTCCTGTATTCTCCTGATAGAATTTACAGGCAGTAAGTATCTGTGATAGATCGTTGTTATTTAAACGCATTTCATTCTTAAAACTCATAATATAATTATACCTTCATTTAGGTATGTTGCTTGTTTTTGTAGTTAAATTTACTGTTAGTGTCACCGTTTCAAATCATTTCGTACTTATGACTGAATGGTTTCAACCCTTTACTCTTATTTTGCTTGTCTTGTAAGTCTTGAAGTCTTTGTATATTTTCTTGAGTCTTTTTAATATCGTCTATCTTTTTTTGAACTTCTGTGAGTTCCTTGTTGATATCCATAGTAGTTTAAAATTCTGCACTTATGATCTCCCTGCCTAAAGCTCACAGCAAGTTGTAGATCTAAGTGTTATTATTTAGCGTTTTCCACCACTCATTTTCTTAAGCATCTTCTGTAATTCCGCTGTAGAACCTACAAACATTGCATTATTTGTTACGGAAGATGGACCTGTTTTCTGCTCCGCATCAAGGTCTTTCATCTTTTTATGCAGATCCGCAAGTTTATCTGTCATGTCTGCGACGTGCTTCATTGCCGCTACAGCGACTTCATATGCTCTTGGGTGCCCTGACTCCTGAGCAACGTCTAACGCCCCTTGTACTGCCTCCTGACCCTTATCTATGAGTGAGTATAATTCCCCACGAGTATATTCATAATCTTTTTCTCTATCTTCAGTGACATCCTTAAGTTGATCCTTTCTGGTAGCACAACCACCTTCAGGTACATTAGAGACTTCAGCACTAATGTTAAGCATGTCTTCCATATTATCTTCTAGAGTATTCATAAGAATTCAATTCCTTCATTAAATCCAAAGTCATCACCAGCATCAACTAGTGCATCATCATTAACATCGATGACACCATCTGTGTTGATATCTGTAGTTGCTTTGGGTGTATACGTTCTTGTAATAGTTCTACGGTTGACTGCAGCATCACCCAATGTTTCATGAAGAATTGCTTTCTTGATAATATCAGAAGTGCTGTATGGACCATAAAGATAAGACTTCATAGTGAAGTTCAAAGTGTAGATAATATATCTACGTTCATAAAAACTATCATCCCATGCATCTTCATGGGAAATATTATTTAAAACAATAGCAATATCTTTTTTCTCATTCATATCTGGAATCATATTAAGAGTCACAGAAAATGATGGTTGAAAGTATGGTAATATCTGCTCAGTAATTTGCAAAGCATCATCTTGTGACTTTGCAATAATTCCTAATTCAAAACTCATATTGTAAGGAACAGGAACATACTGTACTCTTACTTCATCTTGATTATCAGCAATAATAGTTTTATATTTTTGAAGAGGGGATGTCTTACGAATAGGATCATAATCAATTCCAGTTAACTCAAAATATATACGTGGCAAAGTAATTGCTACTTTTCTACTAGAAGCATTTTCTTCTAATCTAACTATAAATTTTTGCTTAGGACCATATGCTAGAGGAACTTTAAGTTCTTCTAATACAGTAC